GTATTGCTGCTGTTCTTCGTGGTCGCACTGTTCGTACTGGTAACTTCACTCATCGTCGTATGGTCCGTACCCAAGCACTTGTCGATGAAGCTGCAATCACTCCATTGCCACCACCTTCAGAGATGGAAGTGGATCAACTTTGGGACTGGGGTGCGCATGATGAACTATAGGATGCTGGGATCAATGTACTCTATTATAATAAAAAAGGTGTGCTGTGAGACTTGTCGATCAGCTAAGCCATAAAACTATTCTTCAGTCTCTGTATCATTGCTATCTATCTCTGCATTTAACTCTTTGATCACTTGTTCATAATGTGCCACTAACGCCAGTCGCTCCTTCTTGATCGCATCGCGTTGTCCTCGCATGTCGATAAACCTTGTTTTCATTTGTTGGATGGTATCTGCTTGCTCTGCAACCTTCAACTGTAATTCATGAACAACACCGCGGTCATACGCCAGGTTGTTTTCAGCTACAATGAGTTTTCGATCCTTTGCTTCGCCAAGATCAACCAAGTTGTTGACTCTTCGTTGCAATCGCCCCACAATCGCCATAGATGATTGCCATTCACGCGTCACTTCCTGCAACTCTGTTCGCATCTCTCCTTCAATGGTCCATCCATGTGAAATACGCAATAGCAATCCTTGACGTATTTGTTCAGCAGTTGCATCACGCGAGATCTGGTGGATCTTCTCTGATTCCCACTTGTCTCGCATTTCATCACGTTCCTGCTCTGTGTTCTGCAATGCTTCATCGTAATAGTGGATCTTGACAAGTTCTGCTGCCATGCATTGACACTTGAGTTCCTTTTTCATTTTCTTGGCACTGTTGGGGTCCATGGTGAATTGAAGAATGAGCTGACCCAACTGCTACTGGACATGTGTCCAACAGTTTCACTCTCTGAACACATATCGTGGGGTTGTGCCCATCTGCCTACCTCCCCCGAATGTGAATAAATAAGGAAGATGTCCCACCATCTGTTCCTCTCTTTATAAATAAATAAGGTTCCCATTGTACATAATTGAATCTTCCTAGATTAGGATGTCCTACCCTGTCCTACCACCTAATATAGGATGGATCAGATCTGATTCCATCAATATATGGCGGGAGAGCCACACTCACCCTTCCCCGAGCGATCCCATGCGTAGGGGGGGTAGGGTACCCCCCGGAGCATGAGCGCATCGCGGGCTGCCCCAACATAAATGTACAATCTATTGCCGCGCAGCGCAGGCGTAGGCTCCGAGCTTGCTCGGGCCTAGCCGCATAATACCGATCCCCTTTGATTAACTCAATGAGGTATATTACTAAACATGTGATCGTTTACGAAATGATGCCTTGCTTCCATGTGACTGTCGTACTCGTGTGCTTCTCCTAATGTTGGCATGATGATCCATTTTGATACTCGTCGTGCGAGAGATGCAAAATAGCACGGTGGTTTGTACCAGTTGTCCGGGATGGCATTGGTCGTGATGATGATACGCTTGGCGACAAACTGGATCTGGCCACCCTTGGATTCGACCATCATTGGATATCTATCGAGGAGCCGTAGCATGAAGCTGAAAGGCAACCACCCATAGAACTCGTCCATCATGACTGTCTCGTGACTTGCATATCCATCCCACCAGATGGATTGTTGTTGTTTCCAATATGCATCAGGATATCTGTCCATGACCCATCGTGACTTGCCCGTTTCGGTTGGTCCTTGAATCACAATCACTTCCATCGCATGGTTTCTTGGCTTCGTTGTCAACAAACGATATCTGTCTAGTCCTCTAAAACATGCAACATATACGCTGAAGTCGTGATTAGCGAGTTCCATCTCGGACTTTCCTTCGTCGACCATAAGTTTCATCTCCAGGAGTACCTCCTTCCTCGTCTTCGGCTTCGTCACTTGTGCAAGAATACATGCGCTTGATGTATCTCTGGTATGCCATGTAATGTACAGCGGCAAGCTTTCTGAATCTTCTAGCATCACTATGGCGTCTAGCAAATTGTCCGTTGTCGACGTCGCAATCGTCGCTTGAATATCCGGGGCAATATCCTTCATACAATATTCCAGAGCTTGTCTTGCAGTCCCTTTCCTCTTTTCCAAATGGGCGCGTGGTAAACACCGTTTGATCCATGCCAAATCCTTGTGTCGATTCAATTCAAGGTAGCCTTGGTAGTGTTTCGTCCCTGACTCGCCTGTTTCCAATGCGGCGAAAATGTAAATGAGGTGTTGAGACCACTTTTCGTCGTCCCCAGAAAAGCCAATGATGTCAGAGAGAGTGGGGTTATTGAGTGTGAAGCACCAATAGGAAGACGCACCCGCGCTTCCTGTCCCACGTGTCATTTTGACAAATGATACCATCTGGCTTGGCTATGCGATTTGCGGAAGACCGGCGAAGCCGGGCTAGTATTACCCGCAAATCGGTCGCCGCCGCCCCTCTGAAAGAACATATATCTAGGCGACCGTTCCCTCCTCTTTTCTGATTGGCTACCTCCAACAGAATTTAACCCTCCTGCCCTCTTATTGGCGGAATTTAAACTTTCGAATGTGTGAGTGATGGTCACTCCGTAACTGTCGCACGGTTAGGCATCATTTGTCCATCTTCCGGCTGGCAATCATTCGCCTTTTTGCCGTCTGGCAATCATTTGTGCGTTTTCTGTCGATGGCGTATTCAAGATATGCCCGAAGGACCACTGGATATGGCCGGCGTCGTGGATCCTACAGTGGGACACGCCGTGGTCGTTATCGCTACAAAAAAACTACATACAAAGGTGGATATACTCGACCCCGTCGTTCATATCGCAAACGGACTCGCCGCACTGGCGTTCGTGACAGCTCCGGTGCATGCGTCTGCCCTGGGGCAGAGATGACACCCGGGGAAAAGTTTCTCTTGGCACAAGGTGATCCCTTCGATCCCAAGGCCCTAGGTGCGAAGATTCCTGATAGCAATACCCAACCGAGTATTGCGATCCCGTGTCAGGAATTGTATTCGCAGAATGGTGCTGCTGCGAGCAATGCATATTGTATCGCCTTTCTACCCTCGTTGACTAGTTCAATCGTGGTTCCATCTGCAATTGCTGCCGCGTCTTGGACGTGGTCTCCAGCATTTGGAAACGCGAACAGTTGGAACAAGGCTACAGACGTGATAGCTGCATGTGAAGCCGTGCGACCTGTCGCTCATGGTCTTCGTATCAGTTCATCCATTGCTCCTACTACAGCTACAGGTTTTGTTCATCTTGCTCTTGCTGTTGAAACAATCAACACTGGTACGACGTGGCAGTATGCTACGACTACCGCACAGATGGGCGGCTACAGTTGGTACAAGCGTGTAACTGTTGCCAGCCTCACACAATCTCCTATCACCATTATCAACAAGTATGTTGACGAAACAGCCTTTCGCTATCTTGGTCCAGACAGTACTCCTGGTGTTGCCGGTGCAACTGGCAATACATTCCAGATTCCTCTGTCTTGGGGCGCGCTACTTGTAGCCGTCGAAGGCTGTACTACAGCCAACCCTTTGCAATTTGAGATGATGCTCATGCTTGAAGCCATTCCGAAGAACACTGGTGTTATGGCTGGCAGTACTGCCGCATCGTATTCGCCAACCATCCTCGGCGCTGTGGCCGGAGTCGGTGCCCAAACTGATTTCGCTCATACTGAAGATCAACAAGACTCGTACATGGCCCAGGTTTATCAAAACGCGCAAGCCGGGGCAGCAAGCGCAGGTAATGATTTTGTTAGCAACGCTCTTGCTCCTGCCGCTTACTCCCTCGCTCGTAGTGTAACCAACAATGCCATTTCGGCCGGGGTCGCGGCCGTCGCAGGAGTCATGGGCGTTAATCAGGTCGGTCGTCTCGAACTCGGTCATTAACCCTTGCTCTGTAGGCACCCTTACACGTCGTGTCACTCCACGTACCTCGTTGTATAATCGTATCAACACTCGTCAAACCCAGACAGCTCGAAACAGTAACTCGATGGCCGATAGAGCTCAGACTCGTATTGCTGCTGTTCTTCGTGGTCGCACTGTTCGTACTGGTAACTTCACTCATCGTCGTATGGTCCGTACCCAAGCACTTGTCGATGAAGCTGCAATCACTCCATTGCCACCACCTTCAGA